GAAGAAGGTAACGCAATTGTTGCTGATATCGATTACGCTCTAGCTGGCGTAGCTTAGTAAGAAACTAGGGAGGACGGCTGAATAATCGGCCGTCCTCTTTTTTTACAACTGGAGTTTGAACATGACCGCACCAAGCAAGATAAAACCGAAGTTATCCACATATAAGAATATAACAAGCGTTAACCTATACACAGAAGCAGGCCGATGTGGCCCCGGTGATACTGTTACGTTATTACCAGCTCAAGCGAAAACATACAAAGGACTTGAGCTTTGCAAGACGAAGTAACCTCACATGACCGTCATCACACGACCCGGCTTGTAACCGAGGGCAGCACGCTGTATGTGGACACTCAGTTTCACAACAAAGCAAGCCTAGAAATCAACAAGAAGATTCGTAACAGTCAGATGCTGGACAAGATGAAACTTGGGCTGCATGACAATGAAGATGTGAGGGCAACGCTATCCATACCGAGCAACATGGAGTGGGAATTGTTCAAGAGGAAGCACCCGGATATATACAATGACCTGAAAGCCCCGCAAGAGGCTGACAGGATGAGCGCGTTACGGCGCATTCAATTACTTGAGCCTGAATGGGTTCTGATGGAGAGATTCTAATGGCACGTAAACCGTTAATGATGATGCGTAAAAAGAACCCCATCACAGCAGTATTTACAAAGTACGCCAACCTTAAAACTAAGGTGGCAACCCCTGCCGGTCCAAAGCAAGGTAAATAGCACATGAATTATACTGAGATAATTGACATGGCGCTGGGGTACGCAGACAGGACTGACGCGGAGGTGACCAGCAGGATGGATTCATTCCTGCGCATTGTCGAATCTAGAACCAACCGGCCCCTGAACACACAGAAAATGGTGTCTAGGGTGTCGATTGAGTCAATCACAGACCAAGAATACTACGGCCTGCCTGCTGACTTCGATGGCTTGAGAGATATAGAGGTTAGCCCTGTTGGTGGTGGCAAGATAACGACGCCAAAATACCATTCACCTGAGCAGCTTAATAACCGTGAAGGTGGGAAATTCAATGATATTGCCTACGCCATCGTCGATGACCAGTTACGGATACACCCAGCGCAAACAGAGCAGCTTATTCAGCTAGTGTACTACCAAAACTTACCAGAATTATCACCGGTAATACCCAACAACTGGCTCAGTGACCTGTACCCAGATTGCTACGTCTTTGGCTTATGCGTAGAGATTAACGCTTTCGTTAAGGACGCTGAAACAGCTAACATGTGGGATGCCAGATTCAAAGAATCAGTAGCATCCATCCAGAGCAATGACCGTGACACGAGATGGTCGGGAACAGCATTACAAATGAGGATTGAGCGATGACAACACAAGCAGGTAATTGGGTAGCTGAGAGCTGCTCTACGCTCGGCACAGGCGATATAATCCTTACGGGTCCAGCTACTGGGCAAGCGAGTTTCTCAGGCGCTATAAGCGCTGGTGCGGTGTTCTACTCTATCGAGGACGGTAATAACCGCGAAGCAGGTATCGGAACCTTTGACGGCGCAAGCACAATCGTTCGTGGCGACATCAGGGCAACACTGGTCAACGGCACCTATACAAGGGTATCACCAATACCAATAAGTTTAACGGGCAGCTCTGTTGTATCGTGTACTTATAATGCGTCAGCTTATGAAGATGTGGTCCAGTTTGCTATCGATGCGGGCGCATCGGAAACAGCAGCAGCGGCAAGTGCAGCGGCGGCTCTGGCAAGTGAGAACGCAGCAGCAGCAGACCTTGTTTTAACGAATGCGGATGTTTTAACAACTAACGCTAACGTAGTTCTAACTAACGCAGACGTGCTTGCCATAGCCGGTTCCGAGGCTGCCACAAGCGCAGACGCAGCAGCAACCGCACTGGACAGGATTGCAACTAATGCAGATGTCGTCCTGACAAATGCTGATGTTGTATCGACAAATGCTGATGTTGTGCTAACTAACGCTGATGCAGCGGCTACCAATGCTGACGTACTACTAACCAATGCAGATGCAGCAGCAACAGCAGCGGACTTAGTTCAAACTAACTTAGACCAAATCCAAACAACAGCTGATGCAGGAGCAACAGCAGCGGATTTAGTACAGACCAACCTTGACCAGATACAAACTACCGCAGATGCCGCAGCGACAGCAGCCGACAAGATTGCAACCAATGCTGATGTGGTAACAACTAACGCTGATGTGGTTATTACTAACGCTGATGTTGTATCGACAAATGCTGATGTAGTTAGCTCGGCGGCTAGTGCTGCTGCTGCCTTGGTCAGTGAGAACGCTGCTGCTACAAGTGCAACGGAAGCAGCGGCTAGTGCAGCCAGCATAGACACTAGTAGTTTTGTAGTAAAAACTAACAACTTATCTGACTTAGACAGCGCATCAACTGCCCTTACTAACTTAGGTATATCTAATCACGATGACATTACAGTTGATGGTAGTGGTAACGTTGGTATTGGTACGAGTAGCCTAGATAGTAATAAAGCAGTTATAGAAGGCGGCGTAGCAGGTGCAAACAGCTCTACATTAGCATTGAAAACGGGAGATGGCACATCTTCACAAGTTGCTGATTTAGCTTTTTATTCAACATTCTATAACCACGCAGATACATCTCAAAGAAGGTCAGCAGATATTACATCTGGCTATTCAACAGGGACTTGGGGAACTGAGTATTTAGCCTTTGGTGTAGGTGGTGCAACTGATGCGCGTAATGTAACTACAGAACGCATGCGTATCAACAGTAGTGGTATCTCTGTAACTGGCTCAGTAACTTTAGGTAACTGGTCAGTAACGCAGTCAGGCACAGACTTAGTATTTGCTACAGGTGGTACTAACAAAATGAAACTAGACGCTTCAGGCAATCTTACGGTTGTTGGAGATGTCACAGCATTTGGTACAGTGTAATGGCTTTGCCTACTTCTGGCGCTTTACCTTTATCCGACATTCAAACTGAGTTTGGTGGTAGTAACCCTGTTAGTCTTTCTGAATACTACGCTGGGGGGTCTTATGTACCCTCTGGCACTTCAGGGACTAATGGTGCAGTTCCTGCTTCTGGTGGGATTAGTTTGAGTGACTTCTATGGTACGAGCGCTCTCTTTGCGTTTAACATTACAACAAACGCAACCAATGCAAACCTTCGCACATTAGCTTTAGCGGCTGGTTGGGATGGAAGCACTGCTGTTGGTTGTACTATTAATAGCGGTGTTATTATATCAGGCAATACTGCTGGCGACGGCACTGCGGCTATGACAATAGATGGCTCTTTCCCTACTGGTGTAACCCTAGTTAATAACGGTCAAATACGAGGTCGTGGGGGTGACGGGGGTAGCGGGGCGTCTACTCTAGCAGGAACGCCGGGTGGCAAAGGTGGTAGAGCCTTAACGGTTGCTGTTGCAGCTTCTATAGATAACCAAGGAAACATTTGGGCTGGTGGCGGCGGTGGCGGTGGCGGCGGTGGCGGAAAAGGACCCGGTAGCGGCGGTGGCGGTGGACGCTCTAGTAACATTAACTCCTCAGGTGGCACTGGAACCAACAACGGTGGTGCTGGTACATTAGCAGCAGCAGGCACTGGTGGTGCCGGTGACGGATTTGTTGGTAGAGGTGGTAATGGTGGTAACGTAGGTGCTGCGGGTGCTAGCGGTGCTAGCGGTGATGTCGCTGCTGGTGGGTCTGGTGGTGCTGGTGGACAAGCAGTAAACGGCAACTCAAACATAACTTGGATTAATACAGGTAGCCGTTTAGGCACAATCGTATAGGAAATTAAAATGCAAATAACATATGAATATAAAATTATAGAAGTTGATGAAGAATCAAGGACTATGATGGTTGAGTACATTTCTCTAGGGCGAGAAAAAGTTTTAATGGGCATACCTACACCCTTTAAAGGTGAAGTTCTAGAAGAGGTTATAAAAAATTATGCTCCGATTCAGCAGTGGTTAGATTTAGAAAAAGAACTAAGCCCGCCTTTAATTGGAACAAATGGTTCAATTTTACAAGGTACTGACCAAGATTCGGCACAAGCGGAGGTAATCTTATAATGGCTGCGTGGAGGTTTAAAACACTAGTTAATAGTAATACTAACAGCTTTTCTATTTTGACGGCTATATTTAAAAAGGGCGATATTTTCCAAGCAACCACTGTAAACCAAAATACGACAGGAGGTGTTAATTTTCTAACCTCAGGTTCTGTAGATTTTTATGATGCCAATATGAAGCTGAGAGTGCAACAAAGCCGAGAAGACGGTAGGATTTTAATACCTACTTTAGATGACGAAGAGCCTTTAACTGAATCTGGCGAGAGATTAGTTAATATGTCTGCCACCGAAAATGGACGTTATTATTGCGTCAGTGGTAAAGATTTGTGGGATGGGGAGGTATTACAACTATCTCCTAACGAAACCCAAACTCTTACTGATGTTAAAGGTAAACGACTGTTCCTTGCAGAAGACGGTATTTCGGTAAATGACATAAATTACGAAAGGCATCAGGTTATTTATTTTGAGAGTATTAATACAGCAGTGATTAAGTCGGGTGACACTCCTGCTATTGGTGTACTTTTTTATAAAGCATAGGTGACATATGAATTTCTACCACAAAGTAAAACTTACATTGTTTACTACTAACTTGGTAGGTATATTAGGGCTCACCTTCTACTTTTCTTGGTGGGGGTTAGCCACCGCTCTAGTCGTTTGGACGGTGTTTAACACAGGCGTTTCTGCTGGTTTCCATAGGCTATTCTCGCACAGGTCTTATGAGACAAATAAGTTTTGGTGGTGGTTCTTACTACTTGCGGGTACGTTAGCCAGCATTGGAAGCTCTATAAGCTGGGTAGGCCAGCACAGACAACACCATGCTAAGTCAGACGTTGAAGGCTCAGACCCTTACTACCCTCATGGCGGTATTATTAAGGCTTGGGTCTTAGGGCCGTGGCCTTCTGCTATCCTCCCCCTGACTGTTAAAGATTTGATTAGGGATAAAACACACAAGTGGCTGCATGATAACTATTTCAAGATAATCGCGGGCTATGTTGTTGTCTTGGCTCTAATTAACCCAGAGCTAGTAATTTGGGCATGGGCTTTACCCGGAGCTATAGCTTTCTTCAGTCTTCAGATGACAGGCGTATTTGGTCATATGATAGGGCATCAAAAATGGGATACAGGGGACAAGAGCATGGATTGTCACTGGTTAAATATCTTCACTTTTGGCGAGAGTTATCAGAATACCCATCATTATAGACCTAAACAGATAATCATGGGTAAATATGATTTTGCTGGTTATCTAGTTAAGTACATTTTCCAAAAGAAAGAGGCTATATGAATCATAATATAGCTGTAAGAAGTTTACAGGTATTTAACCATATAATAGGTCTAGCAGGTATTGTATATCTATTCATGGGAGCATCTGCACATTATGCTTGGATAGCTTTATTTACCTACTGGACTATAGGTGTTCTTGGAATAAATATCGGTTTCCACAGGCTTCTAGCACATCGAAGTTTTAACACTTACCCTGTAATTGAAAAAATTCTAAGTGTTATTGGTGTTATCACTTCAGTAGGAAGTCCTTTAGCTTGGGTGACTCTACATCGGATGCACCATAAGACCACCGAGACAGCGGCGGACCCTCATAGCCCCTATCTGCTGGGCAACTTCAGGGCGTGGTTTGGTTTCTGGAATATCACACACTTAGATTTAAGTTTAAGTAAAGATATCAGAAAGGACAAATTCCAAAAGAGGCTGCATAAGTATTATTTTAAGATTATTTTGGCGTATTGCATGGCTCTTGCTGTGATAGACCCTATGCTAATCATCTTTGCTTACTGTATCCCTGCTTGTCTCTGTTTACATAGTTCTAGTGCTATTATTGTGATTGCACACAGACATGGTTATAAAACACATGACTTAGGTATTGACGAGGCTCGCAATAGCTGGGTAGCTAGTTTAATCACGTTGGGTGAGGGCTGGCATAACAACCATCATCACAACCCAAGAGCGTGGTCTAACCAAGAGAAGTGGTGGGAGATTGACCCTAATGCTTGGTTAATTAAAATAATCAAAAGGAACACAAAAAAATGACTACGCCAAAGCAAGCAGCTAGACCAGAAGAAGAAGAGATATGAAACGCTCCGTAGTTCTATGTCACGGCTTTAATGTCAAGGATGGCGGCAAAGGTACTACCGACAGCTTACGAGAGCTTACAGAGGCTTGTGGCTACGGTGTGCTTGAAGCTGACTACGGATTGTTCGGTCTGTTTGCGGTCAGGTACTTCTCAGATAACATTGCCAGTGTAATAGCTGGTATGACTCCTGAAGGCTCCGTGGGTGTAGGGCACAGCAACGGCTGTAATATATTGCTACAGGCCGCTGAACAAGGCGCTGCGTTTGACAAGTTAATCTTCATTAACCCTGCACTGGACAATGACTTTATTGTGCCTGAGCAGGTTAAGAATGTCGCGGTAATTTGCAATAACGAAGATGATGTAGTACAGCTATCTAAGTTTATCCCATTTCACAGATGGGGTAACGCTGGCAAGGTCGGGTACAGGGGCGATGATGACCGTGTAACGAACTATGAGTTCAAAACAGGTGGAGATAATCCGCACAGTGACGCATTTACGACAGAAGGATTCGATGAGCTGTTTGTCGGGCTGCTCAAGGACGGTTAATTATGAGTACCTATGAATTTTTTAGTGATGAAGAGCTAACATGCCAGTGTGGCTGTGGGCAGATGGCTATGGATGGCCAGTTTATGCGTAAAGTTGTCGAGGGCCGCAGGGTTCTTGGCTTCCCATTTATAGTCACCAGCGGGTACAGGTGTTCAAAACACAATAACAACGTATCCGGTTCGGGGTATAATGGCCCCCACACACTCGGTAGAGCGATTGATATTAAAGCAAACTCAAGGCAGAAGTTCCTTGTGATGAATTATTTCAGGGGTGAGGGCATGACGCGCTTCGGTGTGGCACGCTCATTTATTCATTTTGATGATTTAACGGAACATGATTTGTTCGATGAGGAAGTCGTATGGACGTACTAAAAAATGCATCAAGACACTTAGC